ATTAGTCTATAACGGATTGCTGTATAATCTGTATAACGGAACTATATTGGACGGGGGTTCGATTCCCCCCGGCTCCACTTACGGGGCTGACTAGGTTTCGACAGTATACGGAAAGTGTACAGACAGCACCGAGAAGAATGATGGCTCGGTTATCAATCATTCAAATGTTAAACGCTAATGATTACGATTTAGCTATTGCTGCGTAGTTAAGCAGCTAGGGTTTGGCAGTTTTCCTAGTAACAGAAAAACTGCTACTTCTTCCTTGACTTTAGGTGAAAAGTATGGTATAATGTATATAACAATTGAGTAATGCGGGTGTAACTCAGTGGTAGAGTATCACGTTGCCAACGTGAAGGTCAAGAGTTCGAGCCTCTTCACCCGCTTAAGAGAACGAGGGACATTGTTCCTTGTGTAACGATAATCATTATGGTATAATGGTTATATTGAAGTGATGAATGACTCATTACTAAATTTGATTTTAACTTGGAGATGTATTTTATGCGTAACACAAATGTTGGACAACCCAAAGTAGGAATGAAGAATGCTAGACAGATTACCCGAGCAGAGGCTGATGTAACTGGTCTTCCACGTTGGGTGAACATCTACACTTCACCTGCAACTGGTGAGACTGCTTTCAAGGATTGTGACCTTGATGGTGGAGCAAAGGATGTCTTTGCTTGTCGTAAAGCCCTTACTGCACATTGGGGTAACTAAGAGTTGGGGGATGGGCAACCATCCCCTTTTTTCATTATGAAACTATTATTACTTATATTATCTTTATTCATGTTGAGTGGTTTTTCTACTAAACAGGAAACAACCTGTCTGGCATTAAACATTTACTTTGAAGCTCGTGACCAAGTTACTAAAGGTCAGATGGCAGTCGCTCTTGTGACTATAAATAGAGTCAACAGTAAACGATTTCCTAATACTATTTGCAAGGTTGTTAAACAAGCTAATTGGAAAAATGGAAAAGTTGTTAGAAATAAATGTCATTTCTCTTGGTATTGTGATGGTCTTCCAGACCAACCGAAAGATAAGATTGCTTGGAAGGTTGCAGTAACTATTGCAAAAGCAATGTTAGAATTGCCGGGAGTACATATTAGAAACTATGGTGAAAGGTGGACTGTTAACGATTTCTTAAATGGTGCTACACACTATCACAGAAATGATGTTGACCCATACTGGAATCGTAATATGTTGGTAGTGGCAACTATCGGTGAACATATTTTTTATGTTGATCCTTACAGGTAAACTTTAATGGAAAGGGAAAATCCTATGTCTGGTAAAGAAGAACGAATTGTACCCTCTCCCGAAGATAAAGGTGTATATCTTTTTATGAGTGAGGTTAGTCAAGAAACTTGTAAAGACTTGATTAGCTTTATTCTAACAAAGAGTTGGTCTACCCCAAGACCTAAATCTTTGCAAATCATTATTAACTCACCAGGCGGTGATTTGTCTGCAGCCTTTGCAGTCATTGACATAATGAAAGGTTGTCCTATCCCTGTACACACTACTGGTCTAGGTCAAATTGCATCAGCAGGTTTTATGATATTCATTGCTGGAGAAAAAGGTCATAGAGTATTGACACCTAATACATCTATTATGTCACACCAATTTTCTTGGGGTAGTTGGGGTAAAGAACATGAGCTTGTTGCTGTTGGTAAAGAATTTGAACTTACAACTGAAAGGATGTTATCACATTATAAAAAGTGTACAGGTCTGAATGAAAAACAAATCAGACAATATCTTTTACCAGCAACCGATGTTTGGTTGGGTGCTAGGGAAGCAAAGAAACTTGGCATCTGTGATTCAGTAAAGGATATAAAATGAGCATAAACATTAATGAGACATTGGATAGGATGGTAAGGGATAAGAAGATATCATACATGGAGGCTATTTTAAAATACACAGACGATGTTGATTGTGAAATTGAAATGGTTGCCAAGATGTTAAACAGGTCTATCAAAGATAAGATAGAAGCAGAAGCATACGAACTTAACATGATGAAAGATCGGAGTTCTAAGCTTCCTTTGTAATGTATGTGATGATAGTTTGGAATGATACTACGAAATATAACGAATAGGAGAATTAAATATGTCGAGTTTTAAAGATTTAAAGAACAACAGAATGTCTAATTTACAAAACCTCACGAAGCAAGTAGAGAAGTTAACAGAGAAACCATCTTATACAGATGATCGTATCTGGAAGCCAGAGAAAGATAAAACGGGTAACGGTTATTGCGTTATTCGATTCCTTCCTGCTCCTACTAATGAGGATGTGCCGTGGGTTCGTATTTGGACTCATGGTTTTAAGGGGCCGGGTGGATGGTACATTGAGAACTCATTGACCACACCACGTTCAGATGCCCCTAGTGGTAGTGATGACCCTGTATCGAAAGCAAATACGATGCTATGGAATTCTGGTATTGAATCAGACAAAGGTATTGCTCGGGATCGAAAGCGTAAGCTAAGTTACTATAGTAATATTCTTGTCATTGAGGATAGTATCAATGCTCAGAATGAAGGTAAAGTATTTTTGTTTCGATATGGTAAGAAGATTTTCGAGAAGATCGAAAGTAAGATGAATCCAGAGTTTAAGGATGAGACACCTATTAACCCATTTGATTTCTGGGCTGGTGCTGATTTTAAATTGAAGATTCGTCAGGTCGAAGGTTATGCAAATTATGATAAGTCAGAGTTTGCTACACCTACTCCACTGTTTGACGGCGACGATGCTAAACTTGAGGAGTTGTGGAAACAACAGCATTCTCTTCAGGGTATTCTTGCTCCTGAAAACTTTAAGAGTTATCAAGAGTTGGAGGCACGTTTCAATACCGTTACTGCTAATCGCGGTGGTAACGATTATAGTGAAACGATTGAGGAAAGTTCTAGTGAACCGATTGCATCTACGGATGCGGAAGGTGATAATACATTAGAGTACTTCAAGAAGTTAGCTGAGCAATAATTAATATTGGGGGAAGTGTTTTGTTATAATGGTGATTCACCATTAGTATGCTGGTGTCGAAGACTCGCGACGAGATACCTTGTGAAACCGTATCGGTACACTTCCCCCTTTATTTTTTTATGTTGCATTATCCCAAAATGTATTTTTAGCAGTTGGTGGCATTGCTAATACTGTTGATGATTGATTGTTAACAGTTGTTGATTGGGGAGCACTTACTATGGTAGGTGTATTACCACCGCCCATCTTACCCTGTGCATTTTCTGATTGCAAGGAATTCATTGCAGATGTATTAGATGCAGGATCGCGCATTGGTGATATATCAACTCTCTCTGCCCCGGCTTCACCTGTACGAAACCAAACTTCTTTTTTAACTACTCCATGAAATCCTTCTTTCGCTTCTATAACATTTTTACCTAATGTAAAATAGTCACTTGCCTTTGTTCCATATGCATCAGCAGAATCATTACCTGCTAAGAATTTCTTTGCACCACCAGCACCAACTAAATGTGCAGCTGCAAGAGCTCCAGCAATGTCACCTTTTTTGAATTGTTTAAAGCCTGGAGCTCCTTGTAATACTCTTAGGTTATTTGACATCAATTTGTCCATAGATGATTCTTGTAAACCACTAGTAGATAACCATGTAGATAAACCACCTTTAAGATTCCAGTTATTAGGATTACCAGTAACTTTTGCAACTGAACCAAGTTTAGATGCACCCGTCTTGAGTAATCCCATATCTTCAAGTGCCATATCACCAAATTGATACTTACCAGAAAATCCTAAACTATTAAGAACATCATACTTACCACCACTCTCTCTTTTTCCAAGAGCTTCTTTTAATTTATTTTTATCTGAACTTGATAATGTACTACCTACCTCTCCGTCACCTTGTTCAGATTTAATTGATTGGTTGACATCTTGTAAACCTTTCAATTGCTCTATCAAGTCTGCTCTGATGGCAATTGTTTTTTTATTCCCCTTACCTGATTTGAGTTTAGCATTTTGTGTAGCCAGACGAGATTTAGTATTAGCTATTCCACGTTCATTTTCTTCCAAACGTACCTTTTTACTTCTTGGTGAATTGATTACTTCACCTGCTCCACCTTTACCAGCATTCTTTTTAATATTTTTCTTTTGATGTGAATTTCTTTCCTCTTGAGTCATTTGGGAATATTTTTTACCCATACCCTCTTCACGCTCTTCTGTTATTGATGGTTTATCAGGTTCATCACCACCACCAAGCATATCAATCAACCAGCCGGGAGCTCCTATAAATTTTAGTGTTGATAATCCAAAGTCTCCTATCTTACCTGCTAGTTTTTTAACTGCACCAAATATTCCTGTCCATATACCCTTATAAATTTTCCAGAGCTCACCTGCAAACTTACCCCATTTAAATTCTTCTGGTTTTTTATCTGGATCAGCACCTTTAGGGTCAATCCAATCTGCAATCATCCCTGCTCCGATTCCCCTCAACCAACCACCAACCATACCTTTAACATTTCCAAAAGCACCAACAACCATTTGTTTAACTTTTGCAAATCCTTCAGAAATTACTCCAGCTACTTTATCCCATACTTTTGTAATATCATCCCAAAAATACCAAACCAATCCACCAAGAGCAATACCTCCAAGAATAGCCCAACCATAAGGGCCCATATTCATTAACCCAGTTATAACCTTTTTACCCATCTTCGCTAAAAACTTTCCTGCCTTACCAAACTTACCCATTAACTTTTTAAACCAACCACCACCACCTGCAGCTCCCTTACTTCCTGCTCCTGCATCGAATGCCCCACTCCGACTTGCTGACATTTTCTGTTGTGCGGCTGTCATATAAGAATCCGCACCACCTGCCCGATTGAATTTTGCTTCAGCACCACCTGCCAACATACTTAGACCTTTACTACCTACTGCTTTAGCACCTTTACCCAATCCTTTAGTTAAACCCCAAATTCCCTTAGCAACTAACTTGATTGCTTTGCCGGGAAACATAGCTGCTAAGGCAAGAGTTGCAACTCCAAGTCCTGCAACAAATTTTGACATGGTTGCAGCTCCATCTTCACCGAAAAGTGTTGCAGTAAGACCACCCTTTCCTAGTAGTCCT